TGGTGGCCTGATGACTAGCCCCGCTCGCGCCCACTTTCAGCGTGTAGCCGCTGCCGAGGCCTCTGCCTCGGCAGTTTCTGGCCAACCGCTGGAGAACTGCACCCAATACGACCTGATGCTGCTCAAGCTTGCCGAAGACCGCCGCCGTCTGAAGGCCATCCACTCGATGGAAGGTAAGGCCGAGGTCAAGCGCCAGCTGTTGCCAGATTACGCACCATGGGTAGACGGCGTGCTGTCCGCCGGACGTGGCGCACAGGATGAAGTGCTGATGACCATCATGCTGTGGCGCATCGACGCTGGCGACTACAGCGGCGCGCTCGACATTGCCGAATACGCGCTGCCGTACAAGCTGACCATGCCCGACCGTTATCAACGCGCCACCGCTTACACGCTAACCGAGGAAGTCGCAGATGCCGCCAAGCGCGCCCGCGACGGCAAGCAGCCTTTCGATCTCGACATCCTACAGCGCACCGCCGACCAGACCGCCAGCGAGGACATGCCCGACCAGGTGCGCGCCAAGCTGCACAAGGAAATCGGTCTGCAGCTGGAAAGCATCAACCTGCCTGCTGCCCTGGAGCACCTAGCCCGCGCCAAGGCTTTGAACGACAAGGCGGGAGTGGTCAAGGACATCGAGCGCATTGAGAAGGCCATCAAGAACGCGGCCGCCACCCAGCAGGGTGGTAGCTGACACCGAGCGTACCCCGCGCACCAGGGCGGCAGGGGGCGGCGACAGCACCGTCTGATCAAAGCCCCCTCCACCGCCCCCACCCGGAGCCGACATGCTGATCACACCAACCCAAACGCCGACAACCGGCACAGAGCCGCCGATCATTTCTGGCGCGTTTTGGCCTGAAATCGACCCGGAAGCCGCCCGCAATACGATGCGGCTAGACGGCACCGTCACCGGCGCGCGCCTACGCCATGCACTGGTCGAAGCCATCGCTGATGTTAACCGCCAGCTGGCTGATTGGCGCAGGGGCCAACAGGCCGCCGGCAACCTGACCTTGGACGACGTGCCAGCCGAACAGGTCGACGGCGAAAGCGAGCACGTCGCCCACTACCGGCGTGCCGTGTATTGCCTTGCCGCAGCCAACCTGACCGAGCGCTACCGCAGCTTCGACAGCACCGGCGCCGGCAACAAGCAGGCCGACGAACTGGACACCACCGTCGACGACCTGCGCCGCGACAGCCGCTGGGCCATCAGCGACATGCTCGGCCTCGGCCGCAGCACCATCGAGCTGCTCTGATGCGTATCACCGCCATGCAAGGGGACACCGTCGACCTGATTTGCCACCGCCATTACGGCCACACCGCCGGCATCACCGAGGCGGTTTATGCGGCCAACCCCGGCCTCGCCGATATCGGCCCCGTCTTGCCGATCGGCACGCCGGTCGCCTTGCCCGATTTACCAACTCAACCAGCTGAAACCACCCAACAGCTGGTCAACCTTTGGGACTGAAAATGGCAGAACCCGCATCCACCACCGCTGCAACCGTCGCCGTAACCGGCGCCAGCCTGCTGGCCCTGTTCCCCGGCCTGGACGCCGGCGCCGTCCTGGGCGCCTTTGCCGGCGCTGCCGTGTTTGTCATGTCCAGCAACGAGCTGGGAACCCTCAAGAAGCTGGCCTTCCTGGCGCTGGCCTTCGTCGCCGGCCTGATCGCCGCGCCGATGGCCTCCGCGCTGCTGGCCACCGTCCTGCCCGATCGCGTGCAGGTGTCCGCCGGCGTGGGTGCGCTGCTCGCTTCCGCCCTGGTGATCAAGGTGCTGATCCGCCTGATCAACAAGGCCGACAACCCGGCCGATCTGCTGTCCGGCCTGAAAGGGGGTGACAAATGACCACCCTGCAGCTGCTCAACGCGCTGGTCTGCGCCGCCTGCTGCCTGCGCCTGATCCTGTTCGCGCGCAGTGGCGCCACCCACCGTCCGTGGGCCAGCACGCTCGCCTACCTGCTGATCGTCGCCTTCGGCGCCATTGCAGTGCTCGCCGCGTTCGGCATGGCCCCGGCCATCAGCTGGCCGCAACTGCTGATCAATATGGTGCTGGTCGCCGCGCTGTTCTCGGTCGGCGGCAACGTGGTCGAACTGTTCCGGCCGACCAACGACAACCGGCAGTCCTTCATCCTGCGCCTGCTTCGGAGAGAAAAATGGATCTGATCATCAAGAAAGGCGACCACGGCAGCGCCGTCCAGGAGCTGCAGCGCAAGCTCAACACTCAAGGCGCCAAGCTGGTGGTGGACGGCTGGTTCGGCGATGCCACCGAGGCAGCGGTCGCCACCGTCCAGCGCCGCGCCGGCATTGTTGTCGATGGCATCGTCGGCCCGAACACCCAAGCAGTGCTGCGCGGCGAGATGCGTCCCCGCCGCCTGAGCGAGTCAGACCTGCAGGCGGCCGCCGATCGCCTGGGTGTGCAGCTGGCTAGCATCAAGGCCGTCAACGAGGTGGAGAGTAGGGGATCCGGCTTTCTGGATGATGGCCGCCCGGTCATCCTGCTGGAGCGCCACGTCGCCCAGCGCCAGGCCGCCGCAGCCCAGCTGGACGTGGCCGCCCTGCAGCAACGCTACCCCAACCTGGTCAACACCGCGCGCGGTGGCTATGCCGGCGGCCCGGCCGAGTGGGCGCGCTTCGACAACCTGCGCAGCGTCACCACTCAGAGCATCGCCGTTGAGGCTTGCAGCTGGGGGCTGTTCCAGGTGATGGGCTACCACTGGGAAATGCTCGGCTACGCCAGCGCCGTGGACTTCCAACAAGCGATGATGGCCAGCGAAACCAAGCAGCTCGACGCCTTCATCCGCTTCATTGAAGCCGACGCCAACCTGCTCAAAGCCCTGAAGGCCAAGAAGTGGCCCGAGTTCGCCCGCCTCTACAACGGCCCGGCGTACAAGGAAAACCTCTACGACGCCAAGCTGGCCGCAGCCTTCACCAAGGCGGAAAGGCTGGCCGCATGAACTGGATCCTCGCCAACCTGCGCTGGCTGGGCTTGCTGGCCATCTCCATGCTGGGGCTGACCGCCGGCCTCATTATCTGGCAGCAGCACAACACCATCGCCGGGCTGCAGAAGCAGCTCGATGCGTCCAACACCCAGCGCGACGCCCTCAGCGGCCAGCTGGAAACCGCCCAGCTGACCCTCAGCACCAAGGACGGCCAGATCATCACCCTGGTCGACCTCAACCGGCAGCAAGCGGCCGACGTCGCCGCCCAGCTGCAGCGACTGGACACCATCACCCGCAACGCCACGGCCCGTGCCATCAGACTGGAAGCCCTGACCCATGAAGACCCTGACGCTAAAAGCTGGGGCGACACTCGTCTGCCTGATGCTGTTGCCCGCCTGCTCGACAACACCGCCACCGGTAGTGATACCGCCGGCCCGCCCGATCGTGCTGCAGCCCTGCCCGCCGGTGGTGGCGTGCAAGCAGCCGGCCAGCCGCCCGAAAATCAACCGCCAGCTGGCGCAGAGCCTGCTGGAAACCCGCCAAGCCCTTGAAACCTGCGCCGTGCAGGTGGACACGATCGCCACCTGCCAGCAACGCACTGCGAGCCAAGCCCATGACTGACATTTTTGACCGCGCCCAGGAACTGGAACAGCGCCAGCGCGACGCGGCGCTCGCTCGCCAGGCCTCCCGCCAGACCGCTGGCCCTAGCCTCAGCCACTGCGAGGACTGCGGCGATGAAATCCCCGCGCTGCGCCGAGAAAAGGTGGCCGGCTGCACTCGTTGCACGCCATGCCAGTCCGACTTTGAAAAGGCCTGCCGCCGATGAACAAGCCAGCCAGCTTGCGCGCCGCTATCGAGGCGGCTTTGCCCTACCTGGTGAAGGATCCCGACCGCCTGGTGATGTTCATCGAGGGTGGCCATATCGCCGCCGGCTTGGGCGGCCCAGGCTTCGAGTGGCGCTATACGCTGACTATCGGCCTGCTCGACTTCAACCAGCACCCGGACAGCATCATGATCCCGCTGCTGCAGTGGCTCCGCGCCAACGAACCGGCGCTGCTGCAGAATCAGGACAAAGCCAAAGAGGCGATCGCCTTCGACGCCGAGATCCTCAACCACAACAGCTACGACCTCAAGCTGCAGGTCAAGCTGACCGAGCGCGTCAAAGTCACCATCACCGGCAATGACTGCACGGCGGAACACCTGCCAGAGCCGCAGTGGGGCGACTACCCGCGAGTGGAGCGCGTACAGATCTACCAGGACGGCGAGCTGATCGATGACAGTGCAGAAGTTTGAGGCCGAGCTGGCCAGCCTGCTGGCCAACCTGGACAACAAAGCCCGCCGCAAGCTGGCGCGTGAGATCGCCAAGCAGCTGCGCACCAGCCAGCAAAAGCGCATCGCCGCTCAGCTCAACCCGGACGGCTCGGCCTTTGATCCGCGCAAGCCGCAAGTGCGCGCTCAGAAGGGCACAATCCGGCGCACCATGTTCAGCAAGCTGCGCACCACCAAGTACCTGAAGACCGACGCCAATCCCAATGCCGCCGTGGTGGGGTTGGCTGGCGAAGTCGAACGCATCGCGCGCGTGCACCAGTACGGCCTGCGCGATCGTGCCCAGCCTGGTGGCCCGGACGTGCAGTATCCCGCGCGCCAACTGCTCGGCTTTACCGAGAACGACATCGAGGCCATCAGGGATTTGGTACTGGTGCATTTGGCAAAATGAAGGAAATTCTCTTCGGCGAAATGGTTAAACGCTGTGAGTTCAT